GGAAATCTCTTTATACAGTAGCCCTGACTCGTCTCCAGGGAACTGATAAATAGGATCATCAAGATTGATATCTGGAATCCTGATATCAACGTCATTTGTTAGGGACTCCATCAAGCTATTCGCTGATGTATCTAGGCCACAGTTCATACTCTATCTCCAATAAAAAAGCCCGCTATACATCTAGTATAACGGGCCATGGAACCAAAGGAAGCATTAGTCTCGTAGACTACCTGATGCAGCTTGGGCAGCTGCCAGCTTCTTCAGTTGTGCTTCTGTCAGTTGAGGAAGTACTTCTAGAGCAAACTCAGGAACCCATCTTTCAATCACACGATCTGGTTTACCACGTTGCTTGATAATACGAATATCAAGGAACTTACGTTTCTTCAGCTTTTTGTAGATAGCATTAGGAACGTGATAACCATCTTCGGTCACTTCCCCAAAGGGAACGTATTTAGAGATGGTTCCAATAAATTCATTGGCTACAGTGATAATCTCACCCGGCCACTTAGCCTTCTTTGGATCAAGGTTAGTGATGCGAAGACGAATGAGCTTCTCTGCATCTTTTTTAATCTGATTACGAATAACATCTTTGCTTTTTGCTTTTGTCTTTACAGGCTCACCAGTAAGGGCATTTACCTGTTCTTCATCTTCTTCGCTATCTTCTGGGGCATTGCCACTCAGTTTTTCATTGATACGTTCCTTCAATTTTTCTACACCAATGTTATTGGAGAAGGAAATACCGAGGGTAGTTGCTCTCTGTTTCAGAAGAGTAAGCTCATCTACTTGCTGGATTTCAGTGTTCTCTGTGTCACTCATGTTCTTGGTTCCTATTCTGTTTAAAAAGAACCAAGGGGATTATTCCCCTTGGTTCCAGTTACCTAAGCAAATACTTAGATAGGTGCAACGGTCTTGATCATTGCCAAGCGTTCGGGGCGCTCGATTAAGACACCGTAATACCACTTGATGGAACTGAAGCCAGTTTCACCATACGGATCATTACGATCAGCAGTATCACGACCCGGCATCTTGGTAGTTACCGAGAACTTCACACTCTTACCATCAGTCTGGAAACCAATGGTTTTGAATGCTTCGTTACCTACAACGAACATTGGGAAAACGTCATAACGCTCTTCCGATACTTCGTTAATAGAAGTTCTATAGCCAGGGTTGGTGACTACTGCTGCACCAGCAGCAGCCCAATGCAGCATCTCAGGTACTACAACGATACGGAAAGCATCAACAGTACCGATCTCACCGTTCAGTACAGTACCTGCATCAGCATAGTGCTGAACAGGAATGAAAGCAGCATTACCGAAGTAGTCGGTCATACGCTTCAGTACTGGAACCAGCTCAGAGCCAATGTACATGACACGGGCACCAGAGATCACACGGGTATCCACATTACGGGAACCAGTAATAACCTTGGTCTGACGCGGAGTACGGTTGTCATTCAGGATCTGATCCAGACGGACAAAGTTAGCGTAGGATACTTCAGAGACCAGATCTGGAGTAATACCTTCGCCAGTTACTTCAACATCATCAGTTGCAGCACCTGCATACAGAGTGACACCGGCAGCAGCCAGCAGATCTTTTTGCAGAACAGCCTCAGTAAGCTGAACAGCACCATTCATCAGTTCACGAGACAGATGGTCTTTCAGGCCATCATCAGAATCAAAATCCATTGACTCTTGGGTGAACTCGTAGAAGAAACCAAACTTGTGAATGGAACCTTCAATCTCCAGACGGGTAAAGCCAACACGGTTTACTCGACCACCATTCTCACTAAGAGTTGGCAGCTTACCGTTAATAGTACCAATGTCACGGCTAGAGCCATACAGGTTGCCGTCTACGATAGTGGCACCACTGGCATCAATACCTTGATCGTTGACGTTACGGTCATCCAGCAGAGGCATATAGTGATAAGACTTAATAGTCTTACCAAAATGCTTCGGCAGGTTAACAGTCGAAGACAGGGGCATAAAATACTGTTCTTTACGGGCTTCAATAAGGGCTTTCTTGAGCCAGAAGAAAGTATTCATCTGATCGGAACCAGTACCATCAATACTGGATTTGGAACCGTCAGCAGGAGCGTTATAGTTCAACATAGGTCATGTACCTTAAAGTCTATTTGCCATCTGTTTCAGGAAGTCTTCATCAGACATGGCAAGAGGATTAACAAGTGGTGCAGCTTTTTTGCTTGTGCTCTTTGAGGGAGCAGCGGCTTTGGCTTTATCACTGTTATCAACTCTGTTCTTAGGTGCAGCAACCTTAGTGGCAATTGGTGCTTGAGGTTGGGGAGTACCAAGTGCTCCCGCCTGTTGAAGCATATTACCCACTTGTGTGTATGCATCAAGAAATGGAGTATTCACAGGGATATTTCCCAGAGCTTTTTGGCGTTCTATTTCAGTCGAGATTAGGTCAAAGATACCGTTCTCCCGTTGCTGATTAATAGCCACCATAGCTGCTGGCTCATTCCACAGCTTGTTCTTACTGGCTTGATCCCACCCGTTAATGACTCTTGCTGTTTCTTGGCCTGTTGGGGTAGAGACTAACTCATCCAAAACAGAGCGGAAATTAGCTTCATGGTCACTTACTGCATGATGATTGCCCACTGTATAAGCTGGTTCTGCCTCGGTATCAATATCCAAAGGATCAATACCGGATTCTTTTACAAGTCTCTTGATTGCTTCAGGGTTTTTCTTATCAATGTCGATAAGATAAGAAAGTTTGGTTTCATCAAGAAGACCATTGTTTTCCAACATCAAAAGAACTTTTCGATGGGGAGCAATGTCTTGCATCTTTCGAGTAAAGTTTGCCCCCATCTGCATTAATTGAATTGCTTCTTCAGGACTCTTCAGCTCAATGAGTTTTCCATTGGCTTTAAAAGGAGCCATGACCTTCTCATAGAAGGCTTTGTAATTGGATTCTTCACCTGTCTCAGAGTTGTCTGCGTCTTCTTCCTTAGTCTCTTTATCAGCAGGGGTCTCCTGCTTATTTGAACCAAGGGAAGAATCTGTATCAGCAACATCAGTGGAAGGTTCTTCAGTAGAGCCTTCTTCCAGGTCTTCATCATCTTCTGAATCCTCAGTATCAGGATCAGCATCAACTTCTGGTTCTGTAGTATCCAGATCTTCTTCAATTTCTTCTGGTTCTACAGAAGTATCATTAGCTGTTTCAGGAGGGCTTGTCAGTTGGGCAAACTCCTCATCTGACATTTCTAAAAAATCAGCCATGATTATTCCTCCCCAAATTCTTCTTCTTGTCGTGCTTCAAGAAGACCTTGCTCATAACGAGGAAGTTGGTTCTCTGCACTAAAGCCCATAGCTTTCAGTACTTCAAGATACCGCTTGATATGGCCAGAGGCTTGAGCCAAGGCCAATGCATCTTCACGCTCTGACTTACCTAGATTTGGATCAGCAGATAGTTGAACATAAGTTGCAGCCTCTTTAACGCAGAAACCTTCAAGAATAACTGAACGGAAGTCTCTATTACGTTCCAGCTTCAGTACCTGATCTTTCAGAGCAATCTGGGCTTTCAGTGCTTCAATGTTTTGTTCAATCTCTTTGACTTCACTCATTGTGATTAGTCCTTAAATATTCAAATTAGGGTTAAGTGCTGGATCTAAGTTTGGATCAAATTGCTGCGATCCTATATTAAATCTTGGATCTTGTTGTGCTGCTAAATCACGTCCTTGCAATGTATTTATAACATTTCCTGAGCGCATGTTATCACTTAATTCATTAAAACCAATAGCTGCTTCAATATTTGGATCATTTTCCCCCTCTTTACGGGGAGTTGTTAGTGCTTTAGTTACTTGGAGGTCTTGGTTACCTTGTGCTTGTCCTCTTTGTTTTTCCATCTCTCTTTCATGCTTGGTTCCAGACTCTTGTTCTACATAATCCAAGTCTTTTAGGTCTTTATCAGACATTTCTTTTTGAGCCTTAGCTCTGTTCAGTTCAATCTCTGAATCAATCTTCTCTACTTCTTTACGAAGTTTAGCAATCTCCAGCTGACGGATCTCAACTTCTTCTGGAGTTGGCTCAGGTCTCCATGTACGGAGAGTTTCTGCTAATCCCGGCATTCTTTTAAGTTCAGCAATTTCAGACAGAATTAGCATAGTTACTTGAGGATCGGCACTTGGCCCAACAGTTTGTAACATGAATGCTAGATCTTGAGATTTAGCATCATCTACTTCAGCAGTAGAAATATCTACTTCAAGATCAAAGTTACCTTGAAGATCTTCTCTCCGAATAACAACAAACTGTCTGTTGGTTACCCGAACTACTTCTTCATCTGAAAGAAAGACTGAGTTCAT